CTCCATCAGGAACGAGAAGAGGTGTCGTTGACAATGCCACAGCAGTTGGTTACATTGACGTAGCGTCTGGAGAGTTTGAAGCAATATCTGTAACGGAGTCAGTGAGAGATTCAATGCATGAAGTTAAGATTAACCCAATTACTTTCTTTGCAGGAGCAGGGATTGTTAACTTTGGTAACTTGACTAAAACAACGGCAAGTTCAGCACTAGATAGAATAAACGTTTCAAGACTAGCAGTCTACCTGAGAACACAGCTAGACGCAATCGCTAAACCATTTATCTTTGAACCAAATGATGAGTTGACAAGGAATGAGATCAAAGGTGCGATAGAATCGTTCATGTTGGAACTGGTTGGTCAGAGAGCATTGTTTGACTTCTTGGTAGTTTGTGATAGCACAAACAACACAGCTACTAGAATAGACAGAAATGAACTGTACGTGGATATAGCAATTGAACCAGTTAAATCAGTTGAATTTATTTACATACCGTTGAGAATCAAAAACACAGGAGAAATTGCAAAATTAGGGAACTAATTTTCGATAAATAGGAGAAACACATGGCAATATCAACATTATCAAAATTTACAGTACCTTTAGCAAACGATCAAAGCTCAGCATCACAAGGTCTGTTGATGCCAAAACTTCAGTATCGTTTTAGACTTGTCCTGGAGAATTTTGGAGTATCAACACCAAGATCAGAATTAACAAAGCAAGTGATAGATGTAACAAGACCTAGCTTGACTTTTGACACAGTTACACTAGATGTGTACAACTCAAAAGTTTATGTTGCGGGTAAACACACCTGGGAACCAATTACAATCAACCTAAGGGATGATGTTAACAACTCAGTTACTAAACTGGTTGGTGAACAGATACAGAAACAGTTTGATTTCTTCGAACAGTCAAGTGCGGCATCAGGAATTGATTACAAATTCACAGGCAGAATTGAAATGTTGGACGGTGGTAACGGAGCAAGTGCTCCAAACGTTCTAGAGACATGGGAACTTTACGGTGCTTATATTGAGAACGTTAACTACAACACACTGGCATACAACACGTCAGAACCAGCAACTATCACACTGTCTATGAGATACGACAATGCGATACAGACACCAACAGGTACAGGAATTGGAACGGCAGTGGCTAGAACAATTGGTACACTTTCAACAGGTGGTGGACAGTAATAAACAAAATTAGACTTAGCATTTAATACAACAGAAGCGTCTTTATAGGCGCTTTTTTTGTGACTATAAATAACAGTATGCCAAGCATAAACAACTTCTTAAAAGGTTTACAGGACGGACTGCCGGGAATGAAGGACTTCCGACATGCCTCTAGACTGTACATTGATGATCATCACAAGCTGGCACCAAAACACAAATTCCTCTACCATGTTGTTTTTGACCTAGACGATACCATCAGTCAGAACAAGTTCACGGAAGCAGAGAGACGGGAACTGAACATGTTGGTCAAAGCAGTTGACCTACCAAAGTACGACATGAACTACGAAGAGAAAGTTCAGTACAACAAGAAGATGTACACCAACACAAGAATAGTTTACGAGCCAATAAACATCACATTCCATGATGATCACGCAGACACAGTGAACGCATTCTGGAAAAAATATTACGAGTATGAAGTTGCTGATCCTGTACAACTGACAGAGACAGTACAAGAAGTCACCAAAGATGATTACTACGATGCCAGCAGGACATATACCAAATGGGGTCTGGACACTCCCAAGCAACGTAGGAAACCTTTCATTAGAAATATAACGATTTACGTTCTTCACAATCAGAGGTTCACGTCATTCAGTTTAGTGAATCCTGTTATAGGGTCTTTCAGTCATGACAATCTAGATCAGGCAGAGGGTGCGGGTGTACTTCAGAACCAAATGCAGATACTTTACGAAACCGTGCGTTACAATTCAGGAGTGATCAGACCTCAAGGGTTCAACAGAGGAGAGGGTATTCCGGGATTTGCGACCATACACTACGACAACGAACCTTCACCATTAACTGTGTTAGGAGGCGGCACTAATAGTATATTTGGACCAGGTGGTGTAGTAGATGGAATAGGATCAGTGATAAGGAATGTACAGTCAGGAAACATTCTGGGTGCCATACTGGGTGCTTCAAACACATACAACAATGCTAAAAAAATTAAGAAGTCTGGAGTCAAGGAAGAGTTGAAAGGCATAGCCAAGGAAGGCATATTAGAAGTTGGCAAACAGGCCGGCTCAATCACGAATCCGGTGGCGGCATTCACCGTCGGTGCAGTACTTGCCGTGGGTACTATCGCTTCAGCAAAAGGAACAGTGGATAACAAAACGAAACAAAATAACAAGGTTATCATTAACAATGTACAGGACACAGTGAATTTCCTAGGTGCCAACGAGGCATACAATCTAGTGACCACTGACACCAATGTGCGTGATGAGATAGCCGCCGGGTTATACTACAAGGACATCGGCAGTAGAAAAGGGCTGACAGTTGCGGAATCCGATGTTGAGTATGAGGCCAGTAGTGATAACATCAAAACAGTTTACACAAGTAAAGTATCCACAGACATCAGGAGACTGGTCACAGAGGGATATATAAAGATTGAAAGAGGAACGCAAGACGTTTCAATAGCATCAGAGAAGGCAGGATTATAATGGCAGAATTTTACACCAACTTACCACCTAAAGACAAGAACACACTAGACAACACTATCGAAAAGTTAACCACTACACAGTACCAGACAGAGTACGAATTTAATGTGGGCGAGTACGATGCCGCTGTGGGATTCTTTGTCAGACGTGGATTCAAGAGAACCTCGGCAGAGTCAACTGCATATGTGATACTGTCACAGGCAAAAATAGACAACGTCAACCCACAGGAACTACTGGACAAGTTAGGCCATGCCTCGGAAATACAGTTGTCCGAATTGATAACAATAATCCTCAATGCTAACAGATACAAGTCAAGTAGATTAGGTGTTAGACAGACTTTAACTACAAAAGAAACTGTGTCTAGAAATATACTAGACTAATGCTACCAAGATTCGCCAGAGGGAAATTCTATCCCAAGAATGCTGAAAAGTATGTTGGCTTGAAAACACCAACCTACAGATCTAGTTGGGAACATGCTTTCATGAGATTGTGTGACGAACATCCTAACGTGTACAAGTGGGCCAGTGAGAGCATCAAGATTCCTTACAGACATCCGTTCACAGGCAAGTACACAGTATATGTTCCGGATTTTTTTATAGTGTACAATGACAAGAACAGCAAGAAACATGCTGAGATGGTGGAAGTGAAACCAATGTCACAGACAACAATGGAGGCCGCTGGTAAGAGCATGGCAAAGAGGAAACAGGTCTTAATAAATCATGCCAAGTGGGAGGCCGCGAATGCCTATGCCAAACAGAACAGGCTAAAATTTAGGGTAGTATCAGAAGAACAATTATTCCACAACGGCAAACGTAAGTAAATAGAACGATGACAAAGAAATTAGAAGACATCCTCAATTTACCAAATGTCAAAGATGCATTTAAAGAGGTAGACAGGAAGGAAAAAGATCAGAAATTGAAAGAGACTGCTAATGGAGGTACCACTGTTTCAGCAAAAAATCTAGATCTTAAGACACAGGAAAACCTACAGAAGAGCTATGCGGAGTTTGACAAGATCGCGGCATCACTGCCACAGGTAAAAGGCTTGGGAGATATGTCTGATCTGGAGATGGACAAGCTGGCAGTAGAAGCAGAAGAGAGCTACAAGAACTTAATGGACTTGGGAATGAATGTTGACTCACGGTATTCAGGACGTATATTTGAGGTCGCAAGTAACTTCTTAAAGAATGCCATAGATGCAAAGAGCTCTAAGATAGACAAGAAGCTTAAAATGGTGGATCTACAACTCAAGAAGTTGAAGCTGGATAAAGAGGGCAACAAGGACGGTTCTCCCATAGAAGAAAGCGACGGATTTGTGATATCTGACCGTAATGAATTAATGAAGAAACTATTAAAGAAAGGCTAAATATTGCATATGAGTACATTCACACAGTATCTTACGGAAGCGGCAAAGTCATATGACTACAAAGTCAAGGTAGCAGGCATGATAGCAGACGATTTCAAGAACAGGATGGAAACTGCACTACAAAAATTTGAATTAGCAAAGATGTCAGCTGGCAAGAAGACCCCGATACAATCAATGCCTCTAGATTTTCCTATGTTATCTAATGAAGAAGTTACAATTTTTGACGTGACTACAAACTATCCGGTATCAGTAAACGTATTGAAAGAATACCTAGCAGACTACATGAACATAAATGCTTCACTGATCGTTGTCAGAAAGCCAGGTGAACCAACAGAAGAATATCAACAAGAAATTGCCGACGCAGGCAAGTCAGACTTTGCAAACAAACTAGCAAGTGTAGAAGAAAAATTTGAAAAGCATCCAGTGAAAGCAGAAGATCATTTTGGCGACAAACATAACATGGGCCTATTAAGAGAATTAATGAAAACCAAGACCGATAAAGGTGAGATAGAAAAAGGCACGGACAACGCAGTTGGGAAAATAGCACCAAGTGAGGATGACAAAAAAGCAGGTTCTCCAGTACACCCAGGACCAGGACCGGTTAAAGGAAATCCACATCCAGCAACACTACAAGGTTTTAAACAATAAGGATATAAGTTATGGAAATGATCGACGTATTAAAAAAATTAGAAGAAATTGCACAGACTAGACCAGAGCTAGTGGCAGATGCGGTAGACAATGTTACAAGAACTAATCCCATAACAGAAAATCCACTTATGGCACTTGGTACAGCGGCGGCTACAAGTTTTGGCACAGCGGCAGGTAACACAGCAGTGAACAGGATTGCAGACAAACTTGGAGCATCTAAAATAAACAAAGACAAGATGATCAAGAAAGACGAAGGTGGAATGTCAGACGTACACATCGGTGCACAAGAAGTTATAGGACAATACGCGGACGAAGATGGCAACTTGAAAATGCCAAAAGCGGATGTGTTAAGAGCAATGGCGGCCGAAAAAGCAAAAGCGGCTTTCCCAGACTCATACGAGATTGAAACTGCAATGGGTATGGTCGATGACAAATTTGATGACAACGGACAAGCAAAAGACGACATGGACATGAGTTCAGAACAACCAGCACAAGAGCCAGAAGCACTAGAAGGCAATGCATTTGCTGATGCTGTACAAAAAGCAAAAGCGGCAGGCATGAAAAAAGGCGACAAGTTCAAAGTCGGTGACGAAGAACATACATTAAGAGATAGCGATTTTGAAGGGGAGAGCACAAGAGATATGACTACAGAAAAAACAGAAGGTAAAATACCAGCAGGCTTAAAAGCATACCAAGATAAAAAAGCAGGCAAAGAAGAGAAAAAAGAAACTGTAAAAGAAGCAGTACAGATTTCAGTAGATTCACCCCAAGAAGCAGGCATGATGATGCAACTTCTAAAACTTGCAGGTGTACAACCAGTTGATCAAGCGATGATCAGCCAAGAACCAGAAGCAGGTGAAAATCCACCACACGGTATGCCAGGACACAGTTGCGGTGATGACGAAATGGGTTCACAGGAAATGGGCAGAATGAGAGACATGATGACTGCACCAGCTGAAGAAACATTTGCAAATTCAATGGGTGATGAGAAAGAAGAACCAAAATACCAAGACACAGACACTTTAGTAAATGTAAACTCAGGTGGACTTAACTCACAAAAACAACAAGTTAGAAAAGAATACCCGGGCGACAATCCACTTGCAGTGAAAGAAGACACAATCACTGAATTAAATCTAGCTGATAGTTTAAGAGCACAGTATGAAGGTTTCAAAGCACAGTACCAGGAAGCGGCAAAACCAGACTTCTTAGACATGGACAAAGATGGCAATAAAAAAGAACCAATGAAAAAAGCTATCAAAGACAAAGAAGCAAAGTAATACTTTTCCAAACATCCTAACAGCGTTAAATACTACACTATGGCGTATGTATCATTAGATAGCGACCAAATTAAAAAGGCGCACAAGAAACACAAATATTCTAAAACTCAGGTAGAGCAATTAGAGAAGTGCATGGATCAGAAAGATGGTCCGTTGTTCTTTATGAAAACATTCATGAAGATCCAACATCCTGTTAAAGGTTCTATTCCTTTCCATCCATTTCCGTACCAAGAGAGACTGATAGCAAGTTACAACGATCACAGATTTAGTATAGCTATGCTACCTAGACAGACAGGTAAAACAACATGTGCCTCAGGTTTCCTTATTTGGTATGCTATGTTTAAACCAGATTCACAGATCCTAATCGCGGCACACAAATACGCAGGTGCATCAGACATTATGTCTAGAGTGCGTTATGCCTATGAGATGTTACCAGCATGGATCAAAGCAGGTGTAACACAGTACAACAGGAATAGTATAGAATTTGACAACGGTTCAAAGATATCAGCAACCACAACAACTGAGAATACAGGACGGGGTATGTCACTTACACTTGTTTATTGTGATGAGTTTGCATTCGTGCAACCACCTGAGAAAGCCAAAGAGTTTTGGACATCACTATCTCCTACGTTGAGTACAGGTGGTAAGTGTATGATTACTTCTACTCCCAACTCGGATGAAGATCAGTTCGCATTGATATGGAAAGAAGCCAACAAAAGATTTGACGAATACGGAAATGATAAACAAGTAGGAACCAATGGTTTCTATGCCATGAAGGCACACTGGTCAGAACACCCAGACAGAGATCAAGTGTGGGCAGATGCAGAGAAGGCCAGGATTGGTGAGGAAAGATTTAGAAGGGAACACGAATGTGAATTCTTGA